GTTTGGTGGTGAGCAGGTTGTGTTAGCAAAGAAATTAGGTGTTACTAAAGCAGCGGTGTCGTATTGGGTAACTGAAGGAAAGATACCGGCAAACAGGGCGATACAGGTTGAGCAATTAACCGATGGGGCAATTAAAGCGGTTGATTTACCAATAATTAAAAGATAACGAGGATTGTTTATGGTGGAGTCTACTAAAACGTACCGCATAAGTCGCGGGGATAAGAACAGTGCTGTCTGTCGCAATGTGGAGGTGACATGGGAGCGAATTTGCACTGTACTTGGTAAGCACAAAGTTGCAAAGACCAAAGAGCAGGAAGGCTGGTTCTGTGGCGGTGGGTTCAGTGGTGGTTATCGCAACACGGAGAACCTGCTTGGGCGTTCGCTTTTGACCATTGACGTTGATGAATGCGCAATGACTAAAGGAGAGATTGAGTTCGAGCTGGAGATGACCGGCTTTGCGCTGGTTGCGTACTCAACATGGCGTAGTACAGATGACGCTAATCGCTTTCGTATAGTGTTGCCACTGTCACGGGAGGTCAGCGCGGAGGAGTACGTTGCCGTGATGCACTGGTTCGCGTCGGAGTTTAGCAGTTTTATTATTGATGACAGTGCTTTTAAGCCTGCTCAGTTTATGTATATGCCAAGTGTTAGCGCTGGTTCGATTGAGTCGTCTTTTGTCATGGTGATGGAAGGCAGTGAGGTTGATGTAGATATAGCGCTTTCCTTTCCTGTTGAAAAGCTGGTGCAGGGAACTGTCAAGTATTCCTTGACAACTGAATTCGACGTAGATGATACGGATGATGACTCGGACGATATGCAAGGACTAGCACTTGCACTCGCGCATGAGCCGATTGATGTCAGTGATGCACTAGTAGAAGCTAATCTCGATGCACTGGTTGAATCGGCAGGCGATTACTCGACGTGGATTACCGTCGGGCAAGCATTACATCATCAATATCGCGGATCGGATGATGGGAAACTACTTTGGCTTCACTGGTCTGCTAACTCGGATAAGTTCAACGCGGTAGATATTGACCACAAATGGCAATCATTCAAGACGGAAAAGAAAGTGCGCCCGTTGACGTTTGCCACGGTCATTAAGATGGTTAAAGACAGCGGAGTAAGTGTTGGGGAGATTGTCGAACGGCAGGTGAAAGAAATCTTTGTCACTGGGTCGGAAGGTCTGTCGGTTGATAATGACAGGGCGTATGAGGATGTGCGCAATAAGTTGCGTAAATTACCACTCAGCGCGGTGACATTAACCAAGCGTCAGCAAATCGCACAGGACATTTATGATCGATGGGGTAAAGGCGAAGGGATGACGAAGTCGGCTATTGTTCGTGAGCTTTGCCCACCGAAGAAAGGTGGCTTGGTTGTTGAGGAGATGCCGTCTTGGTTGCGTAACTGGGTTTATGTACAGCGCCCGATGGAGTTCCATAACTTGAAGCACGGCTACTCTATCAAGCGCGAAGCCTTCAACGCGGAGTTTGATCGCATGGATGAATGCGTCGCTGCGGAAAGGTCAGCATCGTCGATGGCGCTGGTCGATTGGAAAATGGACACGGTAATCGATACCATGTACTGGGCAAGTAAGAACGATGGGATTTTCGTTAATGATAACGATGGACTGCGATATGTAAACTCGTACAAGAAAAGGGGCGTTGAGCCATGTGCAGTGATGGATGCGGATGGACTTGCAGTCGTCGATATGATGCTCAAACACTTGGAATTTACACTTGTTGAACCTAAAGAAAGAGTGATATTGCTGGACTGGATGTGCCACATTGTGCAAAACATTGGTAGCAAGGTGAACTGGGCGGTACTTTTACAGGGTACGCAAGGTGGCGGTAAAACATACTTTACAAAGATATTGCAGGGGATACTTGGGAGCAATGCCACTCAGCTCGATCCTAAGCAATTCACGAAAGGTACATTTAGCGGATGGGCGTATGGTTCAGTGCTGAATATCGTTGAGGAGATACGGCTATCGGGCGATAACAGATGGTCGATTATCGATACGATGAAACCTTACATTACAAACGAAACGATTCAAATTGAGGAAAAGTTTTCTAATTCGCGGACTGTTCCGAATTTCACGTCGTATTTTCTTTTGACCAATTATCAAGATGCACTGCCGATTACCAATGGTGATCGACGTTATTGCGTTTTGTATAGTCGCTGTCAGTCGGAGGAACATTTGTTTGCACTGCTTGGTGGTGAGCAGGAAACCAACAGGTATTTTGAGAAACTGTTTTTAGAAACTGATAGGCGGATGGATGCGCTTTGCCATTACTTTATGAACCGGAAAATAAGTCCAGACTTTTCAGCGAAAGGTCGAGCGCCTAAAACCTTGTCGCGTGAAAAGATGATCGGCTATTCTGTGTCGCATGAATTTGAAGAAGTAAAAGATTTGATTGCGCATTACCATTGTGAGGTCATTAACGAAAACATAGTTGATATTACATTGCTGGGAAAACTTAATTTTGAGGAGTTTGAACCTTCAGTTTTAAAGCTCCCGAAAACGTCAGCGCTAACTCGAATACTTTTACAAATTGGCTACGAGAAAGTTCACAAGAGAATCGATGTACCGACAAGCGATGGAGGGCGGAAAAAACACACGATTTGGCGTAGAAGCACGTTTGACGAGAATGAAGCAATCAAGAAAGTTAAGGAGTATTACAAGATTTAAGATTTTAAACAGTGTCGCAGACATAAAAAGCAAAATTTTGTCTGCGACAAACTAACTATGTATTTGCTACATAGTTTTAAACTCACTATGTAGCACCCTCTAACCCTTATATTATCTACCTTTTCTACTCTCTGCGACATAGTAGACATAGTTTTGTATAATAATTGGTTAAGAGAAATAATTAATAAATTGGCTAAAAAATGAATTGATTTATAAAAAATATATAAATAGAAAAAACTATGTCCAGTGTGTCGCTTTGTCGCAGACAAAAAAGCCGGCAGTTAACCGGCTAATATTTTATTCTGATTCTAGTCCGTGGTTTTTCGGATCATATTGCCTATGTCCAGCACGACCACCACAGCCTTCACATTGAACAAAAACATCTAACACTCTACCATCTTCATCAACGTATGTTTTTGCACCGTCCATTGGATTGAGTGGCGCTGTCATATCGCAACCACAATCTAAACATTTGTCATACGGCAGTGAGCGGTATTTTTTGAATTCCATCATCGTCCGAATTGCTAAACTCACAAAAGCCGATTTTGATTTGAGTCCAGCGCTTTCAAGAAAATCAATTAAATCTCCCTGTATTGATAATTGATAATGTCTGGATTTTTTACGCGGATCAATTTTAGGTCTACCGCGTGAAACTTTTAAGGCTTTAGGAACTTTTACTTTCATTGCCTTTTTAGCGAACAGCATTTTTAATCTCCCCGTATTCTGCTTCGAGTGATTTCCACGCAGTAACATATTCTTTGTATGCTTGGAACAAGTGAACGTCCTCCATGTGAAGCATTTGAATATATTCAGCGCTTAGTGATTCAATGTATTGTTTAAAGGTCATCATGGTTATTCTCCAGTGTAAATATAAATGCGTTGTTTGTCGTTATAAATTGGCAACCCCTTGCGGTCATAATGGCGCACAATTTTAAAACCTATCTTTTTACCATCTACCGTAAAGTAGTCTGTTTTTGAACCGTGTACTTTATTCCATTCGCCAATCGATAAAGTCATCCGGTAGCGCAAGTTAGGAAAACAGGTGCGGCATTTAGCTGAAAATTCGTTATTAGTATCAAGTTTGAATGATGACATGGCTTATTCTCCCCAAATGATAATTAGTTCAGCTACAAAAATTACAGTGAAAATTGTTGTCAAAATTGATCCAACTACCACGTCGTAAAATGTATTCATGTTATATCTCCGGTTTAAGTTAATTAGTGCAATAGCGCACTGCATAACGGCTTATCTTTAAGCCGTTACACGCTGAACTATTCCCAGTCGCTGTAATCCTCCATGATATCCACTACACGCCCGCTAACGTCGATTAAAGCACCATTTTCATCAAGTATTTGCGTGTGTACCATATCGCCTATATCTTTTCGTGTTGTCATTGGAATAACGGTGTCGTTATCGAGTAACAAGGTAATCATTTCTATATCTCCGGTTAAATGTAATCTAGTTCTTTGGCTATGCGTTTGAGCGCTGTTTCAATGTGATTATCATCAAGATACTGATAAAGAAAATCAGTAGCGGTAAAGTGTAGTTTTGCCGCTTTAAACAATCCCCATATGAAAAATTTTTCTTTGTTTTTGCCTAAATCATTTGCTTTGAATGCCAGCATTTGATCGCGTGGCAATGCTTTGATAGCATCCTTCATCATGTTGTAATGCGCCTGTTTCATTTTCATGCTTCTAATCTCCCTGCTTTGTAATCGCGAATAAACTTTTTAGCAATGTCTTTTGATTTAGTTAACACCACTAAACCGCACGGAAAGCAAACAGACATGATAGACTCTCCGTTATAAACAGCTCCGCAGATATATTCACCTTTGTAAAATACGCTCCAGCTTGAATGAATTAGGTTTGTTTGGCGACGTGCATCAAGTGTAGACTGATAAGTTTTATTGAGTTTCATTTTATACTCTCCGATTATTTTGCGATTTCATTAATAAAAATTGCGTCGTTGTGGCTGTAGCACAATCTGCAATCATTGCATTTTTGACTGCAATTGATATCGACGTTAGCTGATAAATCACTTTTTTTATGTGCAGTGAAAACTTTATCGTATCCAGCAGGCAGGCGATCCACTTTATTAAGTTTAGTGCTAGAGTGAATTAATATCACGTTAGCTGGTTTGCTAACCATTGATAGCACTGCTTTTATTAAATCTTTGCGTTTAGTCCAAAAGCCGAACGTGGTTTCTGGGTTTTTACGCGCAAGATTAAAATAGTTAAGTACATGAATTTCATTATGTACTTCGCCAAATGAATCGAAACGAGCAATTGCGAAATTCAGTCTAGGTAACTCGATATCTAATAAAATACGTTTATAAATATCAGCATTGCGCTCTAATGCGTTTATTAATTTTGGATAACGCTTTTCAGTGTTAATTGAATAACATCTGGTGCAAACCACTGACTTATCCGCTGATCCATTCATTTTAAGGCAGAAAGGATTGCTAGAAGCAGGAGTGTTAAAAGACGGAATATACTCCATCTTTGCAGTTCCCATCGTCATGTGAAGTTTAAACATTGCCAGCGCTCCATAGTTCTAATGCCGCAATTACATCAGCGCAAGGCGTTCTACCTGTATGATTGCCAGACGTAAAAAACGTATCATGAAAAATGGTGTCGGCTCTTTGCCAATCCATATCATCTACGATATGAAAAAAGTCAAATTCTCCGTCTAGTATTATTAAGCCAATCATTTTATATCTCCGGTTATTAGTTGATAGTGCAATAGCGCACTGCATAAAGGCTTAAAAGTGTAAGCCTTTAGACGCTGAACTATTTGGCTTTTAATGCTGATCCTTTCATACCATCTAAAATAAAGTATTTCATTACCATTCTCCTCCCCAAGAACAATTTGATTCTTGCTCTTGGTGTAGTTTTACAAGCCCTGTAAGCTCTTTTATTGCTTGGCGATAAGTAGTTACCTCATCATCAATCAATTCTAAAACATCATCGCCATAGCATTCTATGATCCAGTCCCAGCCTTTTTCGTAACGCTCCATGGCGTGGGCATGAATTTTTTGAACCCATTTACTTCTATCTGCTTTCATTTGTATTCTCCGATTGGTTAAAAAGTGTTAGGCGCACTACCGTGCGCTGAACTATAGAATATTCGATGTAATTTAATTAATCAACTTTATTATTTTAGATAATTAACTTTATTAATATTGTTTAGCGTAAAATTAATTACCGATTTGGCTAAAATGTTGATTTAATTGAAGAAAACGGGACGATAGCGATTCGCTATTATCCTTTCAGCCTTCCCGCAATCATTGCCGATAGCCTTCATTCCTAGCAACAAATGCGGCACAAATCAGCAGGCACAAAAAAGCCTTACAGGTTTTAAATCCTGTAAGGCTTTTCTAACTTAAAA